TCACATTTGTTAGGCTTGATTTTAAAAAAACACGAATGCCGGTGGTGTTATAGCCAACATCCTCATTAAACCACTCATAAAAAACCACTAAAAACTGACTTTTAATAAAGCAATATTTAACAACTTCAGAAAGATTTGCAAGCCAAACGTGAAAAGCAAGCAAATGACGCAAAGGTGGCGGCGACGAATGCCGCCACAAGCGCATCTGGTGCTGTTGCATCAACGAATTGCGAATCATACCGACCATTAGTGTCAAAATACTTTGGAAACGCTACAAACGCCGCCATGATAGTCATGACGCATGAATCTGGTTGCAATCCCAATGCAGTGTCACCAACAAATGACCACGGATTGTTTCAGTTAAACAATCAACCAGTGTATGACCCTGAAGCAAACATTCAAATCGCATACCAAAAATATATCAATCCACGCCGTGGTACGACACCGAACTTTTCGGCATGGTATGCAGTTTGTACACCGAATCTTGTGCCAAAATATGACGGCATCTGGTGTTCTTAAACATAAACGGCTAGAATAAACGTATGACGATAAAAATGCCAGCCCGACCTTTCACTCTCGTGAATTGCATATCGTCATTCGGGTTGGCTTTTTTGTTGCCATAACAAGTTTGAAAGTATAGAATAGTATCAGCATAGACGATATGCAGAAAGCGAGGGTATAACGTGAGTAGTTCAACAAAAACAAAGACATTGCAAGCCATACGGTTTTTCAATGATAAAATTCCAGCAATCGCATTGATAGAAATGCCAGATGGCAGGCGCAAAGAAAAACTGACACTTCATATCAAGACACGAAGCGAAAAGTTTTTTGATTATATTGAAGACAAAGAATTGTGGTCAACAGTTGTTCTTTGCACTTTGACGATGTTCATCGCATTGATTGCACTTTGGGGAATCAAGCAATGAAACAACGATATTTGAAAGCAATTATGGTTGCACTAGCATTGGCAAGTGCATTCGGCATGGGTATGTTGTACATGTATTTCATCATGTGGACTGATACATTCGTCAAGTTCATCGAAATGACTGAAAGGGTATTCCAATGAAAATTGCATTTTTGGGAAATTTTCAAGTTGACTTCACAAGCGAATCACACTATGCAAAGACGTTTGAAAAACTTGGTCATCAAGTCATTCGATTACAAGAACCAAGAGTGACAACAGATGAAGTGTACCGCATTGCTATACAGTGCGACATGTTCTTTTGGGTTCACACACATGGTTGGGATTTGAACGGCAATCGCACGATGCACGAAGTATTGCGCAGGCTTGACCGTGCCAACATTCCGACGGTGGCATATCATCTTGATTTATATATGGGATTGCGTCGCTGGACTGAATACGAAAACAGCGAATATTTCAAAGTCAAACATTTCTTCACCGTTGACAAACTGATGGCTGATTGGCTAAACGAAAACACATCGACCATTGGTCACTATTTGCCAGCAGGTGTGTTTGAAGATGAATGCTACATCGGCGAATATGACCCACGTTTTGATTTTGACGTGGTGTTTGTTGGTTCACGACGATACCACAACGAATGGCAGTACCGACCACAGTTGATTGCATGGCTTGAACAGACATATGGTCGCAGGTTCGGTCATTTTGGCAATGACGGCATCATGGCGATTCGTGGAAAGCAATTGAATGACCTATATGCCACCGCCAAAGTTGTTGTCGGTGACACGCTTTGTCTTGATTTCAAATATCCATATTATTGGTCAGACCGCATATATGAAACCACTGGTCGTGGCGGTTTCATGATTCATCCATTCATTGAGGGAATCGACACGCAGTTTGACCCATTCACCGAAGTCATGTTCTATGAATACGGAAATTTTGACCACCTGAAGAAAATCATCGACATGGCATTGAAAGATGCCGACGCACGCAAGCAAATTCAAATGGCTGGACATGAACGCACGAAGCGTGACCACACATACACAAATCGGTTGCAAACTATTATTCAAACAGTAAAGGGGGAAAAGTAAAATGCTTATATTAACACCACGGAACGACTATCGTTTCCATACTCGTGACAGTCGTGATGACCCAAGCGATGACCACGACTTGGATTTCAAAGTCGTCAAAGAAACATGGGTCGAAAACGTATATCACATCGAAAATGATGACTTTTATGACACAGGCGTGATGGTTGACATCGGCGCAAACATTGGCGCAGTTAGTTTGTATGTCGATAGTTTGAATCACGAACGTGACAAAGAGAAACCGCCAATCAGAGTGTTTGCGGTTGAACCTGAACCACACAACATTGCTTTCTTGAAGAAGAATATTGCCGACAATCCAACCACTGGCACAATCACCGTGATTGAAAATGCCGTGTGGCACAAAGCAGGCAAAGCGAAAATCAGCAACCGTGGTGGCAACGCAAGTTTGTTCAAACATCCCAAAAATGGTGGCTATACCGAAATTGACACAATCACCATCGCAGACATATTCGACAAGTACCAAATCAAAGAAGCCGATGTCATGAAAATCGACATTGAGGGCGCAGAATATGACTTGCTGATAAACACACCAGATGACATATTGAAGCGCATCAAATATCTGACACTTGAATTCGACGCCAACGATGACGGCAAGTTCGGTCAGATGGTTGACAAATTAAGCCGTATATTCGGCATTCAAATATTAGGCAGTCCAGCAAGGGGTGGCTATATTTACGGAAAGAGGTATTAAAATGGCAATAATTACATCAACAAAAGACGTGAATTCACTTATTATCACCATCACATTGTCAATTGTCACACTTATTGGTGGGCTGACTTGGATTTGTATTTCAGCAGACCGTTCAATCAAAAATGTGAATCAACGCACGAATCAACAAATTGTCGATGAAACATATCGAAGTTGTGTGCAGAATTCACAATATGCAAAAGTAAACGAATGCAAGAAAGTTGGTGAATAATATGAACCGTGAAACACGACGTGCAAATGATTTCGATATTCGCAAATATATCAAATCAAGCAATGAAATTGAGGGCATATACGAAGACGAAGAAATTGAACAATCGCTTTTGGCATGGGCGTATCTTGAACAACTGACAGTTTTGCGCCACACAGACATCATGCGTGTTCAAAAGATTATCACGCTACACCAAGACAACTTGCAGCCAAATCAACGTGGCTGGTATCGTGGCATGGCTGGAAACATCACAAACGTGCAGGTTGGTGGCAGGGTAGCACCTGATTATTCATTAGTTGAAGACTTGATGCGCAATTGGTTGCTTGACGTGCCAAAAATGACGCCATTGGTCGCACACATCCGCTTTGAATCAATCCATCCATTCGTTGACGGCAATGGGCGCACAGGGCGCATGATTTACTGGTTCATATGCAAGAAACGTGGCGTGAAGCCATTCAGATACAACGCCGACACGCAAAAAGACCGTGAAGCGTATTATCGACTATTTGAAAATGACCGTGTTGTGAAACTATCAAACGCAGGTTGGATTTTTGACCAACCAGAAATCGAGGGTGAAGAATCATGAAAATTGGACTGTTGGCATATTCCACGCAAACTGGACTTGGCATTCAAACGCAAAACTTTTTCAACAATATGAACCCACACAAAACATTGCTGGTTGATTTGTCGCCACTGAATCACGTTGAAACACATCACGAACGATTCAATGGCGGTGACGGCGAAGTGATGATTGCGAAAGGCATTCCCGATTGTTCATACATGGAATGGTTGACCGACGACGTTGACATTGTGTTCATATGCGAAACGCCATTGAATTATTGCATCATGGAAAAGGCGAAGCGCAAAGGTGTGCCAGTCGTGTTGCAATACAATTATGAATTTCTTGATTATTTGAACCGAACCGACATTGAAGCACCAAGCGTGCTTGCCGCACCGTCATCATGGCACACAGAAGACGTGAAAGCACTGAATATCGCACCAGTCATTGATTTGCCAGTGCCAACAGACGCATCGAACATCAAGTCAAGGCAAATATCCGAGTGTCGCACAATATTTCATGTGGCTGGTAGGCAGGCGATTCACGATAGAAACGGCACAAAGACATTTGTTGAAGCGGCATTGAAGTGTGGCAATCGTTTCAAGTACAAAATCTATGCGCAGGGCATTGACGGCGAAACAGACCGCATCATTGTGAACGCACAGAAAAGCATTGATTTGGAAGTCATCTATAATATCGAAAACTATGCCGACATGTACAAAACAGGCGATGTGCTAGTCATGCCACGCAAATATGGCGGTTTATGCTTGCCAGTGCAAGAAGCATTGACGGCTGGAATTCCTGTCGTGATGCCAGACGTATCACCAAACAACGTGCTATTGCCGAAACAATGGCTTGTCGGCGCACGCAAAGCAGGCGAGTTTATGACACGGACAATGATTGATATTCACGAAACCGACCCGAATTGGCTTGCGATGAAGATGTGTGAATTCGCAAACCCTGAATTCATGGCATGGTCGAACAAAGAAGCTGAACAAATAGGAAAGGCATTGAAATGGGAAACACTGAAACCACTGTACACCGAAATATTCCAACAGATAATCAACGGCTAGATATTTTGATTGTCTTGCCACTGACACGCCGATGGTCAATCGACATGCAGGCAAAGCAATTGGCAGCGTTGAACCGCAACAGTTTGAATGTGCAATTGCTGGTCAATATCGACACAGACGAATTCAACGCATCACAGGTCATTGACGCATTCAACAAGCATGAAATGACTATTCCATACAAGATTCACCACACCAAGCGATTCGCACCGCAAGAAGTGCGTGTGTTCACCAGACGTGACCGAATACGTGATATGTTGAACGATTTGCAAAAGACCATCATCAAAACCAAAGAATTCGACCAATGCAACATGCTATTCATGATTGAAGATGACACACAGATTGAAGCAGGCGCATTGCAACGGTTGGTTGCTGATTATCGTGAACTAGACAAAGCAGGCGTCAAAGTTGGCTTCATAGAGGGCGCACAGGTCGGCAGGCACGGCATTCGCATGATTGGCGCATGGCGATGGGATGACATCAACAACCCGACAACCATTGAAACGATTCCATACAACAGCACCGCACTATTTGAAAAGATTGATGGCGGCGGTTTGTATTGTTTCCTGACACCAATGCAACACTTTCTTGACCACACATTCTATTGGTCGGCTGAATGTATCAGCGTTGATGTCACATATGGCATCGAACTTCGCAAAAAAGGCTTCACCAACATCATTGATTGGTCGGTAGTGGCTGGACATGCAGACCAACACGGCAAAGTGCTTGTGCCGAACGAAAATTGCACAATCGCAGCATATAAAAAACTTGAAGACGGTTCATGGCAACTTCAGCCATACCAGAAAGGGCAAACATCATGAGCAATGAACAACAATTCATCATAGTGGTACGATTTCCAGCATGGGAAATGGACGGTCACAAATACAAAGCATTTGCAGTCAAATATTTCTTGACGATGCCGATTATTCCATACCCTGAATGGGTTGAAGATGACGAACGATGGTTCACATACAGTGAAGAAAAAATCGTTGCTGAAACATTCAAGAAAGCGTACAAAGACACAATACACAAAGACCGATTCGATGGTGAAATTCTATTCATTGAACCTGTACAGCTGACATCGTTGAAAGCTGATGAAGTGATAGGGGTTGAATCATGAAAGACACAATCATCATTGACATCAAAGCAAACATCAAAGGTGGCGAAAAGCTGATGAAGATTCGTTTTTGGATTGGCACAAAGCTGATTCAATTGGCTTCATTCGTTATGCGAACCGAAATTGAAGTGAGTATCGAATAATGATTATGCACATACACATGCCATTGATAGCAGCATTCAAAATGGTGAATGGTTCACGTTCAGACCAAAAGAAGATATTGGCAATGTTTGGATTCACTGATATTCATGAGTTACGCAATGGGCTAGATAAGATGGTTGCAAATGGATATGTTTCAATACCAGCAGAGGGATGTGACAACCACGAACATGGAATTTGCAAAGGTCATCCAAGCAAGAAATAACAAAAGCGGTATACTAGAAATATGAATGGGAAATCAAAAACACTATCAACTGACATCATTCGGGTAATTCCGAAGAAGTCCGAATCAACGCCTATTTTCAACCCATACAAGGGTCAAGAATATCGGTTGTTTTTGATATGGCGTTCACTACCCATGGAAATCAAAAAAGGTGGTCGTGCTTATCTTGAAACGGCTGGTGTGGATGACGAAGACTTGATGGCACTTTCTGAATGCCGAACGCAATCACAATTTGCAGAAAAGTTCGGAATTTCTATCGACACACTGACTGACTGGAAGCAAAAACCAGTACCACCAGAGTTTGAAGCCATCGACTGGCGTGTGTGGGCGAAACAGTTGACGACCTCTGTTGTTGCACTATTATTTGAGGGAATCCAAAAAGACAAAGACGCCGCACGAATCAAACTGTGGTTGCAAGCAGTTGACGGCTATGTCGAAGAATCAAGCATCAATGGCAATGTATCGGTGGAAACATTGAACGGTGTGCGTGGCATACTGGACACGTTGAACCAGAAAGCAGCGGCAACCAATGCAGCAAATCAACCAAGCGACTGAACACGCCGTCAATAATCTTGGCATTGGCATCTATTCATCACCTGAAGCGCAATTGCAATCCGAACGTGATATTGCCAAGCAGTTGTGTGCAATGTTCTTCAAAGACGATGATGACAATCCATTCGTACTGACAAACGGTCAAGCAGACATTTGGAATACTATCATGCTGAAGCGTCACCGACGCAACCAAGTCGAAACCACCACGCAATATGGCAAGTCGGAAACAATTTCAATGGCAATGGTGTTGCGGTCAATCACATACCATGAAAAGTGGACTGTGCTTGCAGGCGACCAAACCAAATCAGACATCATCATGGGGAAAGCGGTCAATCACATATTTGACCATCCATCATTGGTTGAACAAATCGAAATGGCTGGAATGCCAAAACTGGAAAAGCTGAAGCACCAGAAATCACAAGACCGCATCACATGGCGTGACGGCGGTGAAATACGTTCATTGACCGCTGATGCACGTAACCGCAAACGTGTGAAAGAATCACTGACAGGGCAAGGCGCACGCAACATCATTGAAGATGAAGCGTCATTGATACCAGATGACTTGCAAGCAATGGTCATGCGTATGTTGGGCGGTCACAAAGATTCGTTCTTGCTGAAGATTGGCAACCCATTCTATCGCAACCATTTCTATCGCACATCAAAAAGCCCACACTATCACCACATTCATATTGATTATCATCAAGCCGTTGCAGAGGGTCGATACGACATGTCATTCATTGAAGAAATGAGGGGCGAACCATTCTTTGATATTTTGTACGAAGTGAAGTTTCCACCAGATGACGATGTTGTGACTGGTGGCTATCGACGATTATTCACCGACCAAATGATTGCCGACGCCATGATTTCTGAAGAAGAATTTGAAGCAATGTTGGCTGATGACGAACAAGCAATCACACTGGATTCTGGTAGGCGTGTTCTAAAAGGTGAACGCCGACTTGGAAATGACTTCGCTGGTGGCGGTTCAGACCGTTCATCGTATGTATTCCGCACACCACAGGTCATGAAGCTATTGGAAACCAACCAGAATGACGACACGATGCAACAAGTGGTCACAACGCAACAATATCGGGCTGAATACGAAGTGCCATCATCAAATATCGGCAATGACTATGGTGGATTGGGGCAAGGCATCAGTGACCGATTGTATGAACTTGACATCTATGTGAACAAAGTAATGTTCGGCGGTGGCAGTAGTGAACCGAAGAAATACAAAAACAAACGTGCCGAAATGTATTTCTTATTCAAACAGTGGCTTGAAAATGGCGGCAAAATTGTTGATTCACCAGAGTGGCAAGAATTGGCTGTTGTATACTATAAGTCAGACAGTTCGTCACGTTTCCAAATTGAACCAAAAGAAGATTTGAAGAAGCGTTTGAAAGAGTTGGGCTTGACTGTTACATCACCAGACGTTGCCGATGCAGGTGTCTTGACATTCGCCGACAACACAGAAATGATTGATGATGATGATTTTGAAGTCGTATGATGGTATTATAAACATAACAAGAAAGTCAAGGGTGAAAGACGAATATGGGAAAAATCACAAACGCAATAACACACGGAATACAAAGGGCATTTGCATCAACTGGCGAAAGTTTCGCAACATGGGTTCAAACATATTCGCAGTATACGTCACGCCGTCGATTCTTGCGTGCGTATCGTGGCATTGTGATGACCTGTATCGCAGCAATCGCCGAAGACGTTGCCAAATATGAAGCGATATACAACAAAAAAGACAACCAAAATGGCAAACTGACAGTTGTTCAACATCCATTCAATGATGTGCTTGAACGACCAAACGCACGCTTGACATCAAAATTTGACCTATTCGTTGCAACACAATCATTCTTGGAATTAGTCGGCAACGCATATTGGTATCTATCAGTTGAACAAAACAGTCGCAAGGTGCGTGAAATTTATTTGATGCGACCAGACCGTGTGAAAGTCGCCATTGACCCAAAGACTGGCGATATTGTCGGCTATACATTCCGCAACGATGACGGCACTGAATTGCCACTTGACGTTGACGAAGTTCAGCACTTCAAAACGTTCAACCCTGAAAATGAATACTATGGTTTGGGTACAGTTGAAGCAGGCATCATCTACATTGAAACTGAAGAAGATTCCGCAATATTCCAACGTAACTTCATCAAGAACCAAGCATCGCCAAGTGGTATTTTGACCATTAACGGCAAGATTGAAAAAGAACAATTCTTGAAAGTCAAAGCAGCATGGAAAGAGAAAACAGAGGGATTGGCAAACGTCGGAAAGACTTTGTTCATCCGTGGTGCTGATGCTTCATTTACAAAGATTGGTTTGTCACTTGGTGACTTGGACATGGAAAAACTGAAGTCAATCACC